TGAAAATTGTAACCATTCCAGTAGGAATACCAATTAAGTAAATTAAAAATGTGAGTAATCTCTTTTTAAACATTTTTCCTCCTATAAAATCGGGCTTTTATCGAACCTTACATAGTAAATATATAATTGCAAAAGTTTGAATACCTTCTATAATTGAATGCGCTATATGCCATTCTACACTCATATAATCACTTCTTTCATCTTACGTTCTCTTCTAGCCATTGCTTGCTCATGAATCTTAATTAATTCACTCCTAAACTCACTTGGTATGTATCTTAATAATGAATTATATAATTCATCAATAATAATTTTATCTTCGTCTAGCAGCCATTTAACTTTATCAGAGATACCAGTTTGACTTGGTATCTCTTTGACTGTTTTGTTCTTACGTTTACTCATGTTAACCTCCTACTTATCATAGCGAATTGATTTCACTGTTGGGAACCTTAATGATCCGGTCTTAGCAATTTTCTCTTGATACTGTACTTCAATTTGCATACCTAGATATTTGTCTTGATTATTCCAAATATCCCTTCTCTCCTCATCTGTAAAACCGGAACCTACCCCCACCTGTAATCCGTCTACATCAACAATAACCTTACCTAGAGTGCCTTGGTATTTCCCATCACCTTCTTCAAATCCTACAATAACAAATTCATCCGAGAAGAAAGTTTTGCATTTTTGAATGTCATATGTTCTTTTACATTTATACGTAGCCTTACAATTTTTAACCATTGTCCCTTCATAACCTTCTGATTCAGCAATACTAACCCATTTTGTTATCTCTTCTACAGATGGATCTTCAATATAGGCATATACTTTGACTAACTTTAAACAACTAGAATCTCCACCAAATTTATATGCAATGTCAACTAAATCAGCACGTCTTAAATGATATGGTTTCTTTGATTCACCATTATAAAATTCATCCACTGGGAGAATGTCAAATATATGATAATTAGCTTCTTTCACACCTGTTTTCTTAAACAATTTCTCCATTGTGTCTTTGTAGTCTTTACCCATGATCTCCCCATCAAAGACAATATCATCAATGGGTAAATCGTTAATTTGCTGAATAATATCAGGGAATCCTTCAATGCTTTTACCGTTACGAGTGAATAAATTTGTAACTCCATCACGTTTAACTGCTGTGCAACGTACTCCATCAAGTTTTGGTTCAATGGATACATATTCAAAGATTCGTTCAAATGGTTCTGCTAATGCTACTGAAAACTCAGGAATGAGATTCTTGAATACCTTATTAACACTTTTTGCAGTCATCCCCATTTTCAAGTCTTTGAGGATAATACGCTTATACCATTCCTGATCTTCTTCAGGATGTGCAGCAAGAAACTTATTCACTTCGATTTTATCTTGGTCGGTTCCGGTGTTATGAACGAGAAGATAATCTAATAACTCAAAGATGTTTTCGAATTGTGTATCTATTTTAGAGGCTTTAAATTTCTTAAATGTCTTGGAGCCAATACCAAAAACTTTATAGGGATTCATTGTGTATTCGAGTAATTTCTTTAATTCTTCATGGTCATTAAATGAAGAAAGAATTTCCTCTTTTCGATTTCTCGAAGATTCACTTTCAATCATTCTTAGTGCATCTAATACATGTATCATACTACTAACACCTTACCTTTCTTATATTGTCGTGGTTTAATTGGCTCATATTCTTCTAATACAGATATAATTTCAAAACATGCTGTTCTGCTGATACCAAACAATACTGCCAGATTTTCAATTGGCATTTTATCTCGAAGATATGCACTCACAATTTCTTGTTTCATATCATCGCTTATCTTGCGTCTTGCTCCACCCCAAGCCATCTAGTGTACACCCTTTCTAAGTTGCTCTTGTTTCATCTCACTTTGCCATTTGTCATAGAACCAATTATATGTAAGATTATATACTACAGTAAATAGCAAAGTTAGGGATAATAAGAACAATGGTATTTTTAATGATAATTTCATATTTTATCTCCCGTTAAATATCTAAATTTATAGAGAAGGTGCAGTTAGGTATTTTATTATCCAACTGCACCATTGTTATTCTTAGTTGCCTAACTGGTTAAGCATTTCTTTAAGTTCATCAATCGATTTGTTCTGTAAATCTTGATCCTGTTTTGTGGCTAGGATTTCTAAAATCTTCTGCTTTTGTTCTTTTTGTTCCTTCGCTTTCTGTCTCAATTCTTGTTCTTCCAATTTAACTTTTACAATATGTTTTACAATTTCAATTTTTATATCTAACTCTTCATCCTGTTTTGTTTTAGTGTTAAGCAAACTTTCTTCTTTGGTCTGTTTTAATTCTGAATTTAGAGTTTTAAAGATTGAATCCAAGTTCTGTAGAGAAAGATCCCAAAGATCCTCTATAGAAATTAAACCTTTGAATGGGAATCTCATCTTTGTGCGAGTAGCCACCTGAAACATATTTTCGATTGTCATAATAAATCATTCTCCTTTTAGTTGTTTTAGTTTTTTTAAATTAAAATTTTACTTTAATCACTCTTTCTGACTGACCTTTCACCTTTACCAATACTTCATTTCTCTTTGTTGAACTAAAACCAACTCCACTTAATTGATCATCTACATTTTTTACAGCCATTTTACCTCCAAGTGCTTCAAACACTCGTTTATGCTGCATTAATTCTTCTTTCAAAAACTCATTGTAAAATCCGTTGGGTTGCTCTTGATTGATACAATCCTTTAGCATAAAGAAGTAGTGTCTGTGTCCAATTCCTTGTTGTTCATCCCAGTAGTTCGGTGAGTACATGACAACTGACACCGGAACAAATTGGTTCGTTTTTAAGTTCCATATTTCTTTTGATGACACATTTGAAGGTAGCATTTCTTTGATAGTAAATCCGTGTCCATCAAAAGTGACTTCTGCTACTTGAACTTTTTCATCTTGTCTCAATCCTTTATTGTATTCAAAGGAGTATATTTGACCATCAAATTCAACCTCGGCTCTAAATCCTCCTTTTCCACCTCTTTGACTGTAATTATGAACAAAGAACTTATATGTTCCTGCTTTCATACGACTAGTATTTGCCCATGTAATGTTTTCTACTGCAACACTACCTATGGATGGATTCATAATATCAACATCAAGCATACCACCAGTAGGAGATAACATTCTCTTATTTCCAAAGTAAATCTCATATCCATTTGGTTCAACACAGTGAGCATCTAAATCATTTGGATCATACTCGTTGTCATTCCATTGAATCGAGAATCTTAATACTCCATCTACTTTTCCACCAGCAGATTTAACATTTTCCTTCATAGAACTATCTGTGATGTTACCAGAGTAAGCCCAACTAAAGCCGTTATTCCACTTAAACATAGTTTTGCTATCTTTGTTCTCCGGTGCGATTAGTGAAACCATATTGTTTGAATGTTTATTTTCCAACAATACTTCAATTTCTTTTGCTGTCGGTAATATATTATTAACAAAATTATCTACTGAAACTTCTTCAACTTTAGAAAACTTTTTAGAATTAACAGCAACATCATTTGACATTTCATCGAAGATATCTGATCCACTAATTCTTTTAGCAGCATCTTTGTTTGAGAATAAGATGTTATTTACCGTAATGTCATCTAATGTTGCAAACCTTCTATTTAGTGAATCCATGTATCCAAGTTCTTGAATGGTCTTCTTAGCATCTTCTAGCATATTTTGAGTGAAGATTGCTTTTGGGCGTTTATAATTCGCAGGAGCCACGATCACTTCATACTTCCTAACAGCAGTATCTAAATCCATTCCCTCACTTAAATTAATAAGCAATGTTCCAATACTGTGATTTCTGATTCTTCCAATAGCACCACCAACTTTTACAGATTGTTCCCAAGTGTAGTTCTCTTTTTCGCTGGCTGTTTGTAACTTATCAAATTCTTTCTTATACTTAAGGAATTCGGTTAGTACGCTCTTCCATTCTTCACCTTTATATAATGAATTTTGAGAAATAAGTTCCAATACAGTAAGTAAACTTTCTTTTGAAATTTCTTCTAGTGACCTTTTAAATACATTCCTCGTATCTCTGTAAGAGCCTTTAATTTCTCCTTCTGACTTGCTACTTCTATCTACAAATTTATTATCTAATTCCAAGTAGAAATGATCCCATTCTTTAATTCCATTTTCCATTTGCTCAAAGTTTTTATCTGTGCCAATCTTTTTGAATTTGCTAACATAAATATCTGAAACAACTTTAGATTTTACATATGCAGATAATATATCTAATACTGGTTTATATGTTGTATCATTAGTATCAAAGTCCCAAATAGTTGTAATTTGATTATTCTTAATGACAACGGCATTTCCTATGGCTTTTACAAATTGTCTACAGCAGCTACAATCCTTATCTCTTCTTTCTCTATAGATTACATTTGTGCCTTCTGGAAAGCTATCTAAGTATAAGTTCCATAATTCGTCTTTATCCAAATGTACTTCAAATAAATGACTAGCATCCTTGGATATTTGAGCAAAGTTATCTTGTAATAAATTCTTAAATTGTTTAAATTCCATTTTCATGATCTCCTCTGAATTTTAATTTATTTGAATTTTTTATGTATTTACCAGTTGTTATTTATATTATAATTTATATTTTTATATATGTCTACTGCTTTTTATATAAAAACTAAATTTTAATTTAATAATCCACCCCAAATTACACCTGCTGAAAATGCTGTGATGAAGATGGATAGAAACCACATTACTCCGTGGAACCAATTTAAACTACTACCAGAGAAGAACTTTAAAAATCCATTTAAAGCGAACAACCCAAATGATACGAATAAAACCCATGCTACAACTGTCATGTTTATTTTCCTCCTCTTTTATCCATTAAATTTTATCTTTTATTGTAAGCATTGATCAATCTTATTCGCTTTTTCTAATATTTCATCCGAGTGTTCACCAAAGATTTCTTCATGTTCCATCTTGGAAGTCCATGTAACTTGAATAGGTTTATCTGTGTACATGTAACCTTCAATAATTTTTAAATACTCGTCAAAACTATCGCAGTTGTATATAAATCTTTTGCACTCTCCATTATCCATCATATCAATGATCATGAATTTATAGTTCATTTAGTCATCTCCATTAAAACTTGTCTTTTAAACCCTAACCAATTCTCCATTCTTCATGGTGTATGTATGATATTCTCGAATCCCATTCAGTTTACATACAAGTTGCTCAAACCAGTGTTGATCACCACAAATTAAAGCTAAATCAATTTGCTGTAGAATGTGCGCTCGTTCTAGTCTTCTTTGCTCATATCTGTTCATGGAATCGTTCCTTTCTTTTGTTTTGTTAAGTTTATTATAAATGATATTTTTATACTTGTCTAGACTTTTCTAAAAGAAAAACCAGTGTTATCACTGGCTTTAAAACTCACATTTTATCTGAAAAACACATCAATATATAGTGTATATATGTAGTTAAATATACTATATATTGATAAATTAATATTTACATTGAATCGGTTTTCTCAAATAATCTATTAATTGCATCCAATATCTCCAAAATATCGCTATATCTAGGATCACCCATATCCATTCGTTTTTCAATCGCCTTTGCTGCGTTATCCAACTCCGACATTCTAAGTTGAATTTCTCTTTCAATCTTATTCATTTAAATCACCCCATATATTGTTAATCTCATTATAATATATGGGGTTTTTCATTTCAATATGTATTATAAATTATAATTTTATATATATTAGAACTTATCGAATGTGCAAGGCTTTGCACTCAATATGTCAGCTAAATATTTAATTGCATCTTGTGCATCAGGATCAATTCCAGTGAATGTTTTAATCTCATCTTTTACTTCTTGTGGTAACATCTTAAGCAATGCATTTGCGTAACCTAAATTGTATAACATAGCATCAGCCACTTTAGGATAATACAATCTCATCCATTGCATATATCCATATTTGACTGGTATCGGACACATCATACAACCCGTCCTTGGAGTAAACATTTTAAACTTTAACTTTTCCAAGACTACTGCTTGCAAGCGATTTACCGTCTGAATTTGTTCGCTTCTTAACGCTTCAATATCAATGTCAACATCAATCAAATCAGCCAAGTTTTTATCAATAACTTCATTTAATTTCTTCGGATACTCCATGATTAAATTCTTGGTGTATAACTCATTATACGGAATTTGTTCTTGATATACATAATCCCAAACGTCTTTTTCATTCCACCACAAAATAGGTCTGCATACTAAAGCTTTCCATTCTCCAGAACTATAGAAGAACTCACCATCTCTTAGACCTGCTTGCATTCGTTGCCGTGATTCATCTCCTCTAAGTCCAACAATAAGTAAATCCCATTTCTGTTCTTTTGTTATTTTCTTCATTGGGTCATGTTTGAGTGTACCGCAGCATTTTTCACTTAATGGTCTACCGTTGCGTCTATCTCCCTTTCGTGCAGTGAAATAGTCGCTAGTGATTCCACCATTTTTCTCAATAATATGTTTAAGCGTTCGTTTTGGTTTAGTAATAACTAGCCGAAGATTCCACAATTCAGTAAGATGTCTTTGATATTTCCTCACTTCTTGAAACTCATTAGCAGTATCGTTCCAAACTATATCAATGTCTGATGGATCTCGCCCAAGTTCAACTAATGCCTTTCTAGTAAGATAAATATCAAGTACACTGTCGATTCCAAAACTACAACTAATAACTGGTTTCTTGGCTCGTTGCAATGACATTTTGATTAGTTCAATTGACCAACGTTCCTTTTCTGCTAATGTTGCTGTCTTATTTAATTTATAATGAGCGTATCTTGTTTCCTTGTCTGCTCTAGTTTGAACAAACTTTTTCTTGGTCTTACCATTCTTATCTATATACTCTTGTTCAATGGGATTAATCTGCTTATCATACGATTGAGCTACTATCAAATACTTTACCTCCATTAATTATAATTTTATATTTAATAAGGAACCAAAGGAGTTTTAAAATTTCTTACTCCTCCTCTGAGTTCTCCTATCTCTACATCACCTTTGTATCTAGGTATCAAATGAATATGTAAATGGAATATTGATTGCCCTGCATAAAAGCCATTGTTAATGCCAATGTTATAACCATCAGGTTCATATTTTACATCTATGTATTCTTTCATGTCTGTTATTACATCTCTAAGATCCAGCGTTTCATCCTCTGATAATTCAAAGAAAGTCTCAATATGTCGCTTTGGGATGATTAACAAATGACCTTGGTTTACCGGAAATTTGTCTTTGATTACATTGAAATGCTTAGTTTGATATATGAAGTTTTCAGGGTTACAGAAGATACATTCGTTTATAGTTCACACCTCCTTTAAAATTCACGTTTTAATTGAAATATCGGTCTGGAGAACCCTTATAAATCAAGGACTCTCCAATAATGGACTTTTAATTAAAACTTTGGTTTTATTCATCCTTAATATATGAATAAGTAATGTAGAATTGACCCTTCAATGGTTTCTTAAAATTCAAAGTACCATTGTCAACTGAAAACTCTTGGTTTTCCTTAAGATATCTATCACGTTTCCAAAACTGCCACCATTTCTTATCTGGTTCAAAATACACTTCCATATTGTTTACTTCCATTTTACACCTCATAAATGTTCTGTTTTACAACCCTTGCTTTTTTAATTCATTAAAAGCTTCAGACAGCAATTCGGCTGATGATTTCAAAGGTGTCACATGTACATTTACCACTCCACCCTTAAACTCTGTATCTGAATTAGCAAGTAACTCTCTAAATTTAATAATCTCTTCCGGTGTTCCCTCAACTTGAATACCAGCAATATTCGCTCTCATATTATTTATCCTCCTTAATCCCAAAGAATCGTTTTGCGAATGTCTCTTTTTTATCCATTGAATCCCATAAAGCACAACATCCCCAAATTACGTTGATTGCAGGAACAAACATTGCAATGATTAAATCCATGCCTGCTAAATATGGAGTTTTCCTTATGAGTCTTCTAAACGCATAGTAGGCAAATGAAACTGTTAGTAAATAAATCAATAAAGTAATAAACACGTTACCATACCCTCCCAATACAATTTCTATTTTACTTGAAGTTCTAAAGCGTATTTATCGTTTATTTCTACCAGTACTGGATGGTCAATTAATTTTCCATCTACATAATTCAGAGCAATCTT